AAGCCAGCCTGAGAGATGCCCAGGCGCTCGAGGCCCAGACCGCGCATCGCATCCAGCTGCTGCTGCGTAAATGCTTGACGTGCAGCGCCAAGACCCATGACGTCCATTGCGCCCTGGCGTCCAAGGCCACGAGCCGTTTGCGCAAGCCGCGCCGCTTCGCCGAAACCCTGCTGGCGCAGATTGGCAGCGGCGGTGGCTGCCTGGCGCAGCGCGGCCTGGTTAGTCAGCGCCTGCTGCACACCCTGACGGGAGCCGCCAAAGGCGCGAGCGGCCGTGGCGCGTTGCGCTTCGGCCAGTTGCCCCATGCTCCGCTGATCCTCAATGTCCTGCAAGGTGTTTTGCACCACCATCTGCTCGTAAGGATTTTGGAAGGCGGCGATCTCTTCGCCCGTAAATGGCGTAAGACCGAGGTTCGTGAGCTGCGCCTCTCCGGCCTGATACAGCGGATTGAAACCAGCAAACTCGCGAGCCGGCAACGCAGCCGCAACGTTACGCGCTTGCTGCAGGTTCTGCAGATATGCGGTTTTTACATCCGGGTCGATTTCGGTTCTAGTGGTCTGCGTGCCGCCGCTGCTTCTAGACATTTTGAATACTCCTATCCTGTTTCATCTCGCCGATGGCTCGGCATACTTTAAGGCCATGCTTCATTAGGAAGCGCCCAAACCATCCGCTCTTAACGTCAACGCCCATTTCCTGCGCCATTGCCTTGGACCAGGGCGTCGCGATGTGATACGCCGCGAAAACGACGAACTTGCCAAACAGATCGCCCCGGCTCATCCAGCGCACAACGTGCTGCGCCCAGCAGGCATATCCGTAATACGCCTGCGGGTCGTTTTGAATCAGCTCCGCGCCGAAAGCCTGATCGGCCTCGTAGATTTCGGTTGGCATCTTGCCTAGCTCGTGCAGCTTGGTGCAAATGATTTTTGAGGCACCACCTGGGCCACCACCATCACCGATGCCGGTAACTCCGATTCCAACGGCATCGCCAAGGCCAATTGCGTTTGCAGCCTCAGCGGCAGCCACAGCGTCCGCTGCACTAACGCTATTGCCTTCGCTGGCAAGGCCCGCCTGTCCTGCAGCCGCTGCGCCAGCGGCAGCCGCCTCGGCAGGCGTAGCGCCACCGACCACGGCATTAGCGGCGGCTTGAGATGCTGCGCCTTGCGCCGCATCAGATAAGCCGGCCGCAGCGGCAGCCGAGGCGGCAGCAGCGGCCGCAGCGGCAGCAGCTCCGCCAGTGCCGCCTGGGCCAGCGGTAGCGGTTGAGAAGCCCAGATCAGAGGCGATCGTTGCGGAATCAGCTAACGATGCCGACAACGCATTTGCGGCTTGCTGTGCCGACTGATTCGTCATGGTTGCAATTAGACCTAGCGGCAGTCCTGTTACCAAACCAAGACCAACGGCGGACGGAACGCTGACAGTGTTTGCCGTCACAGTTCCTGTCGGCGAAAGAGAAACGCCACCCAAGCCGGTGCTCACAGTCCCAGGTGCAGCGGTAGACGACGGACCGCCGCCAAGCAGACCGCCAAACGAAAAGCCGGTGCCGGTCGTGCTAGTCGTAGGCGCCTGCATCCCAAAGTCGCCACCACCGCCAAGCAGACCAGAATAATCGCCCGTAAATTCACCGCCGCTAGAAGGCGCAGGCAGAAAACGCGAATACAGCGAAGGATCGTAACCACCAGCAACGCTAGCAGGCGCGGAGCTGTAATACGGCACTTCGCTCTCGAATTGCCGCATCAACTGCGTGTAAATGTCGTCCCCGCCTACATAGTAGGGTAGTCGTGTTGCCACTTCATAGCTCCTTGCTTACTACAAACCAGCGCGGTTTGTAGCCTTCTTCCTTCATAAAGGTTCGTTCCCAGCCTCGGCGGCCTGCAAACGTTGACCTGCTGCAACCATGCTTCTTCGCCCAAGCCTCGACGTATGGTCGCATGACTTTGAGTTCATCTAGGTCGCCGCCAGCCAGAAAGCAATGAAGCTCTTTCAGTCGCGGATAGACAATGATCTCGGTAATTGCTGCGCAGTTCGGCGCCGGCCAGAACTGGTATCGGCCCTCACGCACACCCTGCGCAATGTCATCAATTCCGTGTGTCCCTCCAGAGTATTCTAGCGCCGCCTCTAGGTATTTGGAGCATCTTTGAAACTCTGCCTCATCCATCAGCGCTTACCTGCCGCCACCGCCTCCATCCGAGGCACGCCGACTCGCCAATCGTCCAGCACCGCCCCGGTATAGCGCACCTTGACCTGGCGTCCAGAAAAGCGCACATCCGTGGGCTGCGACGCGGTATACGGGCCGTAAGTCGTCTCAGTTGCCATCGGATACTGACGCACCTTAAACGACACCTGGACCTCGCCTAGCGTCTGCTCATCCGGCACCAGTTGCAGGACGCTCATGGTCTGATCGCCATTACCCAGCTCAACCGGCCCGGATTCGGCAAAAGGCACCGCAGAGTCATAGGCATAGCCGACCTCATGCTCGTAGATGTATCCGTCAGGAGACACCATTAGAGGATTAGCAAACACGCCGCGGTCGGTGCCGGCGGTACGCGCCAGGTCGCCGATCGACCAGTGATTCTCGCGGTAGTTATATACAACGTAAGAATCATTTTCAGTCGCGGAGGCCGACGGGTAGAACCACCAGATCTCGCCATACTTCGAGTTATTCACTGCGTAGATCTTGCTGGCCTGGGCGTAGTTAATGTCTTGGAAGACGAAATCTGATACGTCGCACGGCAGCGGCTTGACGTATCCGTCATAAATCCAGAAGCCGGAGCGCGACATCCAGATCGCCGCCGTCTCGATGGCTGCCACGGATTGCGATGAAATCACGCCGCAAGCAGAGCCGACCTTCTCAAACGAGTACACATACGGCAGGCCCACATAGGTCGCCGTGTGGACGTCAACGTCCGTAAAGATGATCGACAGACCGCGCACGCGCTTGCCGCACTTGATGTCGCCAACAGTCGTCAGCTCGAAGTCGCCGGCCTGGTTATCCGCCGCCGGCGTCCAGACAGTGTTATTTTCCTGATCGCACCACTGAACCTTACGGGTATTGCCACCCGCGCCCAGAGCGAACACGAACCGCTCCGAGGTGGTCATTACAGCCTCATTTCCCGTCGGGGCGTTAGCGATCGCAGCGGCCAGCGTGGGCGAGGTAAAACCAAGCTGCCACTCGTACAGCTTGCCATCAGAACTCGAGCACCCGACCAGATACTCGCCCCAAGTGTCTAGGCTCCACGTCGTGGCAGGCGTGAAACTATTGGTGTCAGGACGGGCCACGCCATAAGCGTAAGATCCATAAGGCCCATATCCATAGCCGACCTTACTCACGCCATCAGCAGCGCCAGGGGTGAAGCCAGTCGGTGTAATGTCTTTTAGCGTCCCCGCCTCATTCATGGCGTACAGCTTGGAATGAGTTCCGGCAGCAATCCAGCGATTCCCACTGTTATCGCGCCAGTTCAGAAAGCCGCGGCAGGCGCCAGTCATCTGTGAATTTGAACGCTTGCGCCAGCCGCCCACGGGGCGCATGGTGCCCTCATACCAGCGTACCAGCGAGGAGTCGTAATAGCGCCCTGCCGACTGGTATTCGGTGCCGTTGCGATAGACGCCAGGAGGAATTTTCAACTTGATGTAAGGCATGGTCAGGCCGATCTGTTAGAGACAAAAGTAACAGTCAGAATGATAGACGGGGTGGCGGGGATTGCGGGAGTCGTGCCGCTAGCAGTTACTGCCGGGAAATGCTCTAGGCTTACACCAGAGTCGGTTACCCTCCACATCAATTCAATGTAATCATCTTTTGCAAGATCAAGATAAAAATTTATTCCTGCGATCAATCTGCTGGCAACGCCTGTAGATTTGCGCGCCTTGATGCCAAATTGACTGTTAGATGCCGCGACATCAGTTCCATTTTTTCTAAACCAAATATCTACATCTTGCACATCATTGGTTGTATTGATGAATTGTGCGCTGAATTGGACGTTATAAAGACCAGCTTGAGAAACCTGAATCTTTGACGGCAGATCGCCGGTCATGGCGGTAGATGAAACAGTCTGCGATGCTGAAACTGTATAAGTTCCAGCACCGCCCGTTGTTCCCGTTAACTGCGCAACGATGCGAGTTCCAGCCGTAACGCCCGTCCCACTGATCTGCATGGACGGGTAAATCGTTCCAGCAGACACCGCAGAGACTGTGAGCGTCGTCGTGGCAATGGACCCCGTAAACGATGCTGTGCGCGAAACCCGAGTAACGCCGTTGCTAAAGTCTGTCGTATTGAAACGGAAATAGTACGCAACAGCAGTCGAGCCGTCAGTCTGATCTGTGTCGTCCTGAAATGCCCCATAAGGCGAATTTATGTACTTGCCACCGCGCGGGCCGAAAAGCGAGGATAGAGCATTGGCTATGCGAATGAAGAAAACGCGCATCGCGCCGTTGCTCTGATCGACATAGGCGCGGTCATAACCAGTCGGCGCCGACCCGACATCGGGTAGCGCAGGTGTCTGAATCTGCTGGTTAAGGTTGGTCGCCATTGCTTACGCCATGTGCTTGCTCTCGGCCTCGATGCCATCAAGCCTACGCATCCAGCCCTTGCCGAAAGTGGCAAATGTGTTCAAGCTCTTGTAGTGAGCCTCGCGTAGATTGCAAAACTTCTCGATCAGCTCATCGGCTGGCATCTTGATTACTGCCTCCAGCGTCTTGGGACCAATTGCACCGTCTGCCACCACGCCAACAGACTGCTGCAAGAATCGAGAAGC